ACAAATGTCTTGCCGTACTCATCAATCAATTCTTCATGCAGTCCTAAAGCGTACGCAGTCATTGACTTTTTGGGGCCAAACCACACATTCTTTTCTGTCCACTCCTGAGTTTTGGCGTCTGGAGTTACAGGTCTTTCCTGCAATTGAGGTATTTGTACTTCATTTTCTTCCTCTTGTAAAGTACTTGGTCGAAAATCTTTTACTTTATCTGATTTTATAGCAGCATTATTCAGTTTAGACTGTGCTTCTACGATTCGGTCAGAATCGCCAGTTTCTAGTGCTTCTTTGTAAGAACGCTTAGCTACTTCTAGCTCTAACTCAGCGGCGCCTTGTACAGTTTCAATGTACGTCTTCTCGCCTGTAGAGTAAGCCTGCTTTAGCTTTTTGTTCTCATCAAAGAGTCTTTGAGCCACACGCACGGCCTCTTGCTGTTCACGCAAGGCTGCTTCCTTCTCACGGCGCTCATCATGCCATACCTTTTTTAGCTGGGCTAGCTTTTCTTTAGCTTCAGCGCTGTACTTATCTAGCTCATCTTCCTCTAGCTTCTGTACGATTTCTTTAGGCATTGGCTTAACGCCGCGGTCTTCTGGGGGCGTATCGTCCTCAATTTCAATCTCAATTCTGTCTTCTTCAGCTGAGACTGACACGTTTTTATCTTCGTCAAGCTCATGCGGGAACTTAAATTCCTGCATTCCAAATTCGTTATTTTCAGCCATTTTGGGGCTCCTTATTTACGTTTGATACCACGAGGGTCGTCTACCGTACCTTCAACGCTGTCGTCGTTGATGATGCGGAACTCTTTGCCATGAATAATTAGTCTAGTACCGGCGTTTGGACGAACTAGAACAAAATCACCTTCTTGGCACCAGTCACCTGTAGGGAACCTTGTTGCGTCTTTATAGCAATCAGGTCCTTTTTTAACTACAAATAAAACTGTTGTGAGAACTTCTTCGTAGTGCAGGGTTTGGTCTGCTTTTAAAATACCACTGTCGTATTCTTTTTCCTGCTCTGGAATAGCGCAGAGAATGCGATAACCGGATGGTTGTGGTAGTTGTGATGCTTTGTCATCGGCTGTTTGGGGCACGATAGTATCGCTGTTTGAGGCGATAATTAGGTCACTCATCTGAGTTCTCCATAGTTGATTTGAGGTCTGTAACTACTAAACATGCGGCTTCAAGACCTCGTAGTTGTCCGCATGAGTACTTATACTCGTCAAAGGTCGCGCAACCACCCCTAGCAATAGCGTCTTGCAGTAGGTTGATGCGTTCTTGGTACTTTTCGAGTAATAAATTTAAAACTTGTGTGTCCATTAATCACCTTTTTTGGGAGGTTTCTGCTGGTTTTGGCCAGCCATTTGGGCTTGATTTCTTGCAATTTCAGAGCCAATACGTAACCCTTCTAGCTGGTCTTTGGACGCTAGTTGGGCTTTATCACTAGCTACCTTAGCTCCAACCTGCATGCCAGCAATGCGCTCTTGGGCAGCAATGCGTTCACGCTCAATATCTTGTTGGTCGGCTTTAGAAGCGGCATCCACTTGAAGTTTCTGTTTCTTAATCTCAACTTCTTGAGCTTTAAGTTGTAACTCTTGTTGTTGCAACTGAATAAGTGGGTCTTGTTGCTGTTGTTGAGCTTGTTGTTGCTGAACTTCGGCTTGATTTTTCTGCAATAGCTGCTGACCTGCTTGGGCAGCCATCTGAGAAATCTGCATCTCTAACTCACGTGGGATGCCCTCATTATCTTCACCTTCTTCGGTGCGAGGAATCTCCATACCCATCATCTGTTCCATCTGCTTCTTATACTCAAAGCCTAAGTGTTCGGCAATGTGTGCCTGCATAGCAGCGCCAATCTGTTGTGCCATTGGTGATTGGCCAACTAACTGCATAATCTTAGGGTCTTGCATAGCAGCCATGTGAACGGTGATATGAGCTTGGTGGTCTTGGTAGTAGAAAGCTTTGATTGGCTTCATACTTAGGGCGTGCTGATTCTCAGTAACTGGGTCTTCAGGCTTCTTGTCACCTTCAAGCTTGATTAGTTTCTGAGCATTCTTAATACCCAACACATCTAGCATCTGACGATGTAATTGTGCTAAATCATACAGTTGCGGTGCTGACTGGGCTAACTGTAGGGCTGCTTGATACTGAACAACTTTCTGAGACATCGTTGCTGCATTTGGGTCACTAACAGGGATGACGTCCACCATGTCGTAATCAGACTGCTTGGCACGGCGAGACCCAACTTCTGGCTCGTATGGGTAGTCGGCTGGTGTGTAGTCACGGATAATTTCCTTTAATAACTTAAGCTCTTGCTTCATTGAGTAATGAACACGTGCTTGTACTGCACTCATTACTTTTAGCGTTCTTTCCAAGATAGCCAATGTAGTGCCAACTGGTGAGTTAGCGCTCATGTCACTAATCTTCATATCAGCCGCAGAAGCAAATCGGCGACCTTCGTCAACGATTGTGCCTAAGAGAGAATAGAGGACTTGCGACGGCTCTTTATAAGGAAGAGGTAATACATTGTCTCGCATCGTTCCACTCGGTACGTCGACGTCGCGCCATTCTCCTGGGCTAATTGGCGTGTCATCGCCTTTAATTCTAAGTCCACGAGTTTTGAATCCACCAGGTAGATTAGATAAAGTACCAGCATCAACAAGCTGACGTATGATAGAAGTGCCAGACTTAGCGAAGGCTCCAACGAGGTGGATAAGACCAAAACAATAGAAGCCAAAGCCAGGTACATAGCCATAGTGAACAAAGTGGTTACGTTTTTGCTTCGTCTTGTCCTCAGGGCGCCAATTGCGTCGTATTGATAAGACTGTGCTCGAACCTTTTTCGATGGTGACGATGTAGGGGAGCGCGATGCCCGTTGGGTTTCCTTCGTCATCTTTGTCCTCATATCCTGGCAAGTCTAAGTTAACTTGCATCTCAAGAAGTTTGTATCTGTTGTCGGTAGTAGCCCGAAAGCCTAGCTTCTCAGCAATCTTCTTCTCTACTTCATCTAGTGTATTGTCTGGCTCACCTAGGTCAACGTCACGATAGAAGCCAGCGTACTGCAAGCGCTTTAACTCATTCTCAGTCTTACGCATGACGTGTGTCACGCGGTCAGCTGTTTCTAGGTTTGATGCGCCATACGGCACAACTACGTCTTCAGCTGGTACAAAAATAGAAGTCTCTCGGTTTAGACCTGGGTCAAAATAAACTTTTTTAAACGCGTTACCTGATAGACCAAGACCCCAACACATGCGCTCATGCTCGTTGCGATACTCAACCATTACATCCGTAATTCTGTAGTTCATGTCATCCTGAACACGCTCAGCAGCGTCTTTCTTCTCAGGAGTCTCACGTCCAACGATTTGTGTCTTTACTGGGCCGGCTGCTGGCAATGTGCTCATCACAGTCTCAGCTTGGAACTTAACCAACGCTTCACTTAATAGCGGGTGGTACACGCCACAGGCGCCTTCCCAAGGTTCAGAACGTTCTTCAATCTGCATACCTAATAGCTCTAAGCCATCAACGTATGTCTGCATCCAATCTTTGCGTGAACCTACGTCATCGTCGTAGTCACCAATTAAATCACCAGCTAGCTCAGATAATGCGCCATCATCTAGAACATCGGCAATGTTCTCATCAAAATCATCTTCTTCATCGTCTTTCTCAATACGCAGGATGGGCATACCGTCGATGCCTATCTCTACAGACTCTGGGTCTTCAATAGTTATTTCTAAGTCTGGCTCGTCATTTAGGGCTTCTCCAAGTCCTACAGGAGCTGCGTATAAACTTTTTTCAATCGACATGATGGTCCTTAATAGTATGCTTTCTTGCGTCGCTTCCAATCCGGAGCTTCGTCTTGCTCATCGGAGTCTAATGTGATAAAACCGCCTCTACGGAATCTTAACAGGGCCTGGGTCATACTGTCTACTAAGTCGTCGTGTTCTCCAGAGGGAAATGACGCTACTTCCTCAACAAGCTCTTCAGCCCAACTAGTAGCTGGTACCCAGACCCGTCCAGAAGCGAACATATCTGCCACAGAGTTAAGTCGGGCAATTTTATCGCTGCCTTTTGATGGTGTGTACTCTTGCACTGGTATGCCACGAGCCCTGAGCTCAAATACAAGGGGGGCTCCAGAAGCCTTCGCCTCAACAATGAGTGCATCAGGCTCCCACTCCTTGTAGTGTTCAAACGCGGACTGCTTGAGTTCGGGAAATTCCATACGTTCCTTGAAACTGTTGAGCAGGATGATATGTGGAACGGTAATTCCCACATTGTTCTCTTGGTAGAATACGCCCCAGGTTGTGCATGCACAGTAGTCGCTCCGTTCTGTTTTTAAAAACGCCGTGTCCCACGACTGAATAGTGAACTCACACATCGGTGGGTCCTCATGCTCCCATATCTGCCACCACTCACGCTTGACAATAGCTGAGACTTCTGAAGTGGGATTCTGCATGTACTGCGCCATCCACTTGGAGTTAGGCAACTCGTTCTTTAGTGCTTCTAGTTCTGTTATGTCCCAAAACTCAGGCCAAAGTGCACGACCACTATCTAAAATGGCAGGAAATTCAATGACTTCCCAGCCCTCGCCGCCACGTTGTGCGTCGGCTTTAATCACTTTACCTGTTAAGTCTTTCTTTGACCAACGGGTCATAACTATAATAATAGAGCCACCAGGTTGTAAACGCTGACGCGGACCAGATGTGTACCACTCGTACGTTTTGTCGTACACCTCAGAGTTAGTTTCTGCTAACGCAGCTTCTTGTTCCGAGTGAGGGTCGTCAATAATAAGTATGTCCGCACCTTTACCAGTAACTGCGCCGCCAATACCAATCGCAAAGTAGTCTCCGCCCTGGTTAGTGGCCCATCGCCCAGCAGCTTTTGAGTCTGCTTGAAGGCCAAGACTGGGAAATATGCTCTTGTAGACATCAGAGTCCACCAAGTTACGTACTTTTCGACCGAATCCCACGGCCAATTCAGCTGTATGAGACGTCTGAATGACCTTTTTCTGTGGAAATTTACCCAAAAACCAAGCGGGTAACAAATAAGAGGCAAACTCAGACTTAGTGTGGCGAGGAGGCATATTAATAATAAGTCTTTTACACTCTCCACGAGCCACTTTCTCAAACGCTGCAGCCATTTTGGCATGATGTGCTCCGTCAATGAAGTTAGGCCAGACTTTGTGTGCAAAATCCATAAAGTTTTCCTGGCAGTTCTCACGTGATTCCGCTTCTACCGTAGCATCTGTGGTGCCAAGCAAGTTGCGCAGCTCTGCATCCCCAAACTTGTCGAGGTTATCCAGCAAAAACTGGAGTTTCTCAGGGGTTAGGTCTTCAAGCTTTGTCTGAGCTGTCATCGGTTTCTTTGACTTCTACTTCAACAATCTCACCCATCGCTTTTTCAGACATAGTTGGGGGTCTGTTCTGCTGCATCTGCATCAATAGCTCAATTCTTTGGCGCAATGCGTTCTTCAATTCATCACTGGTCTTGTGCGTAATCGTAATCTCAGCTTTGTCTGTGAACAAATCGCCAGCTTTACCTATTAGTTCAGCAGCTTTTAATCTGTTCTTCTCATCTTCTGACTTTTCTAGTATCTCTAATAGTGTATTTACAGAAATGTTCCGTAACTGCACTTTATCTTGAATGACTTGTTGGTCATAGTGAGACACAAAATACCCAAGTGCTAACGCAACTCCAGGTTTTTTAGTTTCTTCTCTGGCCTTTAAGTCTTTGTTCTTAGTACCTTTTGTTTGGTCGCCGCCGTCTACCTTAAGATTCTTAACCATCTGGGCAGCTTGCTCAACGTCGTCATCCGTCATCTCAAATGTCTCATCGTCTCCGAGCTCATTTAGCATAAGTGCTGTGTTGCCTACTACGCGGACGTGGTCGGAAAGGGTCTCTGCAGAATGCGCCTTAAGCGTTTCTGGTATTGGGTGGTCGAGGTTTGGCTCAACAGGTATGGTCATTAAAACCTTTTTGGAGGGTTTCGTTGGATGAAGTATATATTATTTTTTGCTGTTATACCAATTTTTTACTATTAGCTTTAGTTCCTCTAGTGTGGCAGAGTTCTTAAGCGTGTTTGCCCTAAAAGAAACTATCTGCACATTACCAAGAACGTACCCTTTATCTGGGTCTATTTTGTCTAAGCTGGCATAGTTATCTGGAGCTGCATTACCGGGATATTTGTCATAAGACAGCTCTATTCCTAATAGTGGGCAGTGTGTAACCACTAACGTTTTGTAATATTCTATAGATAAACCTTTGCGTAACCTAGTTTTTTTACCTCCTTTAGACCGAACAATCCAACGGTCTATTTCAGTTTTAGGTATAAAAGTTACTCGCTTGGGTTTTGGTGGGCCAACAAAAGGTACTCGTTTAGGCTTTGGTGGGTTAGCAGATAAATCTATTTTCTTAGGCCTACCTGGTTTTGCCTGTATACAGTTTTTCTTTTTTGCCAGTTTCTTACATTGCACACAACTATTGTTGTGTACGAACCTTTCTCCGTGGTGTCCATGAATGCAGGTCATTCCTACATATCTTGTTAAACCTTGGGCTTTTGCTAATAATCGGGGGGTAGGTGTATTCATGAAAATATAATAGCATAAAAAAATAATACGGGGGTGGGCAGCTTTAAAATTTTTATAAAAATAGTATGGGGGCTATGCGTTTTAAAACATGACGGGGGGTATTTTGCATGAAACGTTAAGTTAGTGTGGACTAACAAAACAAAGGGGTAGGTGGTACTAATAAAACTCACGTACTTATTATTTAGCAACTCACGTACTTATTTAAAAACAAGGTATCGATTGTGCAAAACAGTGTGTATATATGATGCTAGCAAACACGGGGCTTATTTAGGGGGGCCACTACCCTACCCCTACCACTAAAGAAAATTTTATTTACTATGCTACTCTGCTGAACTTATGAACCATGATGCTAACTACATGAGAAGAAATTTTTTTCAAGTCGGTTTTGTTCGCTAAGCTCTGAACATTTCGACATTGTTGTCGTTTTGTTCGTGGTGTGAATCGGTGGGAATTCGTGTGGAAATGTTACTCATTCCATACCAATAAGGTATTCTAAACATGTAGGGAAATGGTTCTCTACTTTATTTTATTAAGAGGAAATTATGACAACTAAGTCAATTAAGAATGATGCAATGCAATCAATGGTCAACGGTTCTTTGGCTCAAGCTAGTAAACCTGATGCTGAGGTGGCTCTGCTAAACAAAGATGCCTTTGCTCGTATTGGTAATTTAGTCAATGGCTTCATTGAAGCTGAGGGTTTATTGTTTGAGGGCGATACAATGCTTCAAACTTGTGCGCTCGGTTTGGCTAAACACTTCGGGGTCAATCCTAGTTATGAGTATTGGGTTGCTACTTCTGAATCTTGGAAAGCTAGCTACATGGCTCGAGTACCACAAGCCAATGATGAATCAGCACAAAAGGCTTGGGAACGTTTGGCTAAGCGTATGGCTAAAGAATGTATGCTTGAAAAACCTAAAGCGCCTAATAAAGATGCTACTCGTATGAGCGAAAAGCGTGCAGAGGAACAAGCTAAGATTCAAGCTATACCTGATTCTCAGTTGATGGAATTAGTCGCAGAATACAAAGCTGTGGATAATTTCAAAGATGCGGAGAAAATTAAGAAGGAGATTGACCGCAGAGCTAAGGATAAAAACAAGGGTGTCGAAGCTAAGGTTAAAGAAGTTCGTGAGCAAATTAAGAAATCAGTTAACAAGGTTTCCGATTTGGCATTGCTTAATAAAATCTTAGCTATGTTGCCTAAGTCAATCTAATCTATGCTCTGTTGTACCAGACCCCACTTCGGTGGGGTTTTTTTTCGCCTTGCAAAAACAGAACAATACAAAAACCAAAAAAACAAATTCAAAAGCAGAGAACGGTCATCTTTGTATCAACGCAGTAGCTCTTGTGCCAACGCAGTAGCCTAATGTTCCAATTTTATTGTATTGTTCCTGTAATGTTCCAGTAAGAATGTAGGTTTTATAAGCTTTGTTCCAATGTTCCAATTGTTCCAGTTTTTATTTCGCTC